CAATGGGGAGATCCATTGGAATCTGCACAGGCAGCTGGAACAAATGTGCACCAGACTTGCGCATACCAACTTACAACTCAATCTCAAACAACTATGGTCGATGTTACTGATAAGTCAGTCATTGCATCAGGTCGATTGCAACTTCATACCGATGGAACACAGGCTGTCACCCAGGTAAATGACTTTGTTGATCTTGCTCCTCAAGCCTGGACTGCAGGTTACCTGGTCGGTGTTGAACAAATTTACCTTGGCGTTGATAGTGACTCATCTGCAAATCTTGGACTTTCTCGATGTTCCATCGTATTGGAATGCACTGTTGAAACACTTTCTCAATCAGCTGCTATGGCACTTGCACTCTCACAACAATGAGGTGCTACTGTGAAAGTACACGGGAAATACTGCGGTCCAAATTGGACACATGGGCGTAATGTACCTGCGTCGGATTACGATCTGTATCCTGAGGTACGCCCAATTGATCGCTTAGATACTGCTTGTCAAGCACATGACAAGGATTGTTCTCAAGGTGGTTGCTCTGCGAAAGGAGACCTTGCGTTGAGGGATGTGGCCCTTGCGGTTGCGGTTTCCAGTCCTGACATGCAACTCAGAGCAACCGCCACCTTGATTGCACTTGCTATGTCTGGAACAGCCCCTACCAGGAGTCGATAAAATGGACAATGAGATGTTGAAACAATTGCTGATAATGACCAATCCACAATTGGCACCAATCATAGAGATGATGTCAAAGGACACTCCAAAGGTCGCAAAGAAAGCAAAACGCAAAGTCTCTGCATATTCACGTCGCTATGGAGCTGCATACAAGCGATTGAGAAAGAGACACACACTCAAGAACGGCAAGTATCGCAAAGGATACAATCACAAGCGCCTGGTTAAACTTGCACACAAAGAAGCAAAGCGCGGTGGTAAGTGATGCGAGGAAGCCGTGTAATCCGTGGGCGATTGTCTGACAATGAACAACGTCGCATTGTTGTCGATGATGGCAACTTCAATGATGGATGGAGAATTATTAGATTCATTGCAGCTGGTGATGCTACAAATACAAATGAAGTCTCTGCTAAGGTTTCATTGAAGCCTGTCACAACTACAGGATGGGATTGGGGCAAGAATACTGAGATTGCCTGGTCTTCATCCAGGAACACTGCTGAAGCAAATTGGGGAGGTTTTCCTAATGCTGTGGATCCATCCGCGGTAATTGTTGCTGATTTGTATGTAACAGGAACTTCATCTGCAGGTGGCGATATTAATTTCATGATTGAGATTGAGCGTGTGGCATTATCTGATGACCAGGCAATTCTCGCATTAATCCAGGAGCGTGGACAAGATGACCTCTGAAACTGAAACTGAAATGAAAACTGAATCTCGAACACACCGATTTGCTCAATGGCTTATGGATCGTGAAAGCAAACGCCAAGACAAAGAGTCAAACCTGGAAGGAATGATGAGATTCAATATCTTTCTTTCAACTGCTACTTTGGTGGCGGTGGCTGGATCAACTATTACGCAATATCTCATGATGGCGTATGCTTGGATCTAATTGAACGAATCGTCCTTAGAAGTTCTTTCTCTGTCGAGCCTGGCTCAAGAACCAGGTTCAATTGTGAAAGTAATTCATCGATTGTCGCATCAGCCAGGAAAACATCTTCCTGTTTGAAGAGATGATTGCGTACTGCTTTGCAAACTTCTAGGCTCTGATTGCCCTTCTTTCGCAATTCGATAACCAGGTCATAATCCATAGAGTATGTGCGGTTGACTTTCATTGTGGCCACCTCGGTTGAGAACAACAATGGTCAATCCAATATTTGCCATTCGCATCATATGCGTTGCCACATTCAAAGAAATATGCTACGATTGTAAAGCCTTGGACAATTGTATCATTATGTTGTACACCACAAAATGGACATTTCATCCTTGACACCTCCGACATTGACTCACGATCTTCATATTTATGGGACAAGTCATCTCAACATGAGGACTGCGAGACACATTTGTGACCATTACCATTCCATATTTGCACTTTTCAACCTCAAAACATGTGTTACATACTACGCACATGTATTGCGCTGGTGTCTATTACTTATGTAAGTAGCGCCAAGAAGCAGGTAAAATGTGGTGATTCATGGGGCAGTACCCCATTTTCACCAGCACGACAGTGGCGATGTTCAAGACTAGGGTCAACCATACTACAATAAACCCTACCCTATTCCTAAAGGGTATGGCAAAGAGTGATTCTTTCTTCATCCGAGCAACTACCGCCTTCAATGGCACGACTTTTGAGCAGAATGCTGTTGATCTAGGTGCATATGTTGACGCACTAGGCAAGAGTGTACTTCGCATTCACAACATTGCGGTTCAATGGGGAGATCCATTGGAATCTGCACAGGCAGCTGGAACAAATGTGC